ACAAGTTTACCATTAGTTCTACTACCTAATAGTTCAGCAAAGAAATGTAGTTCACCCTTTACTTTCTTTTTAGAACAGTAAATCTCTTGTTCAAGTTTACCTCCCCAATCTTTCCACATTGGCTGAACTCCAACAGGCACATTATCCATATACTTTTCAGTATCATGCGTGATAAAGATTACATCACATTCTAAATTATAGATAGTGTCTAATAAATAGTAGAATGCTTTGTTCCTATTGCCATACTGAAACGGCATGATTTTTGTTACAACTCTAGGATTAGGATTAACTTTCAACATACATGAAGAAAGCCATGTATCTACACCATCAATAACAAAGATAGGTTTATCTCCTGCCTTTATTGATTCTTTGGCGTGATTAACAAAATCAAGCGACCTTTGCTCACTTTCATTAATATCAATAATGTTATCCTTATTCATTACAATAGGACAGAATACTTCTATTCTTTCTGTTGCATCATGGTGTTGAAACCAAGTTGATTCAACGCCTCTATCCCAATCTAAAACAAATATCTTTCTATCGGGGAAGTCTAACGCAAGTCCAGTTTTACCCGTCTTTGGTTCACCCCAAATTCCTAATACCATTCTAGCCTTTCTATTCTCTCTTTTCATCTTCATTAATTCATTAAAATTTATTTTTTCTTTCTTAAAACTCATTTACTTCACCTATCTCTTCTCTATCTATTTCTATCTCTACATTCTTTGTCATAGCCCAAGCGTTAATTATGTCGCATAATTCAGTTCTATTTCCACAAACATATCTTGTTTCCTTAGAACCAACATGCAACTTAACCCAATAACTATCTTTCTCGTCTTTATTCTTATTCCATGTTAAGAACTCTACATCGTTTAAATCAATGATGTAACTTTCATTTTTTAATAAGAATCTATTTTCTATTATTCCTTTTCTATACATATAATCCCTCTAAAGGGATAGGCTTCGCACCTATCCGTATGTCAATTTTCTTTCCACAAGTTCACACATACACTTGCTATGGTAGGGTTTTATCCCGTAGGAAATTAGAACCAATCTAAGTCTTCATCCTCCACGCCTTCTTGTTCAGCGATAGGATTACCAACGGCTTCTTGAACCAATAAACCACTAGTGTTTATTGTAATTGGTTCTGCTTCACCATCTACAATCCTTTGAGAAGTTCTTCCAACAACTAAGACTGTCGAACCAATACCAAAAGTGATATTGATATGTTCGGGAATCCAACAAGTAGTTGCTAAATCTCCATCGTCTTCTGTTAATTCCATGTCGGATGCTTTATCAGTAATAGATAAGATTCTATTACCGTTAGCAGTCGGAGTCATTCTTTGATTAACTACTGTTCCTTCAACAATAGCGAACCTATCCTTTGTTGCTTCCATCTGTAAGTTAGTATGTAGTCTATCCAAATCTACCAATGGTGTTCCATTCTTAGGATAGTTTTCAAACAAACAAGATGCGAAGTCAAAAGAACTCATATCTCGATAGTCGCTATTATCGGGGTTCAAATCAGCATTTCTAATTAGGCTTTCTTTAGTAGCCATAGTCATACCATACAAATTTGTTCCATCATCACTAGGAATAGTCTTGAAGTGAACCCAATCAAAAGTATCGGGTGCAAAGTCTATTCCACCTTGATTCTTATAAGAGAAGTAGTAAGACTTCATATCTCCACCTTCTACACTACCATAGAAAATACCACTTCTTCTAAATTCATTCTTAGGCAACGGCTTACCGTATCTTTTGTTTTCTGCCCCACTTGTGTAATTAGGCATACTATCCAATGGAATAATAATTGTTCCATCTTCTAATTCTTCTTTACCATCTACAAGGCTCTTAACCATCCTTTCTTGATATTCACCCTTATAGTATCTTGCGACAGTATAAGTTTCATCCCCGTTATCAGTAGCAACTGCAACAAGACCATCTTCCAATGCTTTATCATTATCTCTAAGATATTCTTCTCTTGCTTTGTTTCTACTCCAACTCATCATGTCTCTTGGGGCTTCTAATCCAACAAAGAATCCAAAGGCACTTTTAACTAAACTGTTAGAACCACTCTTGGTTGTTGTTTTCTTTGGCTTCATATTACCACGCACATAGTTTCTAAATAGTGATTGAGATACAACATCGTTTACATCGGTGTTGTTCTCTTCACATATAGAACGGTATTTTGCTACCGCTTCATCGGCGGTAATACCCATATGCCCTGCTCCTATTTCTATTTCTTTCATCATTTTTTCATCTATTTCTTTCATTTTTTTTCCTCCTTAAAGTTGTCCTACCATCCATGAAATTATTACTTTAGGGGTCATGGTAGTAGAACGGTATTCTGCTTCCCCTATTATCCTAAGAAGTTTAAACTTCTCTTTGGACTCTAAACCTTCTGCTTCTAAAACAGAATTGTGAAGTGCTAAACATATTTCTTTCACACTTCTTCCTCCATACAATATATCGTGTAATTTATCTAATGTTTCATTAGGTTTTTTATTAAGTATTAAATTTAGTATTCCATCAAACTCTTTCAACGAATCTTGTATTTGTTTTCTTAGTGTGAAGTTTGAGGCATTGGCCGCCTGTATTTCGGTAATTGCCCTGCGTAAATCTCCATCTAATTGATATATAAAGCGAGCCAATTCCGTTTCATCAAAACCATTTACGCCTTCTTTATCAAGAATCTTAGTAATTACTTCAAGCACTAATTCATTTTTTAATGGATTGAATCTGTAATTTGCACACCTGCTTTGTAGTGGAAAGATAATCCTTGACCTATCATTACAAGTAATGATGAATCTTATATTACTAGCATATCTTTCCATGATACGCTTTAGCGCATTTTGAGCGTCGTTAGTCATACCATCCATTTCATCTAATAACATTATTCTAAATGGCGCATCACCAATAGTTCCGCTTTGAGCCACTTGTTTAATTGTAGTTCTAACAGTTTCTAGCCTTCTATCATCGGAAGCATTTACTTCAAAGAAGTTATCTTTGAATACTTCTCCCAACATATCCTTTGCTAATGCTATACCTGCTCCGGTTTTACCTGTTCCGGCAACGCCATAAGCAAGAACATTAGGCATATTCTTTTCTAATACCCATTGTTCAGCATCCAATACAAAATGTTCTTGTCCTACAATATCACTTAATTTACTTGGTCTGTATTTTTCTGTCCATAACATTATATCCTCTCCAATTTAGATTCTATTACTTCTATTCTATTTTCTACACTTCTAATTGCTCTAGGCAATTCAATATCTATATGATGGGGCTTGTGAATATCAACCCAATTTAAGTTATCATAAATCATTTCTATATCTTGTAATGCCTCTAACAATTCCTTGTAGTCTTCCAAACTATTTTCTATTTCTTTTATTCTTTCATGCCTCTTGAAATTCATTTTTATTCCTCCTTATTCTTCCAAACAACCTGTCTAGCCTGTTCATCAAAGTAGGCTTTCTCAAACTTACCGCCTAATATACGACTTAGTTGATTCATAGTCATTCCCCAAGCAGGGAACTTCGCCCTACCTCCGCTACGCATACTTTTTGTATTGTGTAGTAAATCATATATTTGCCCTGTTGTTAATTCGGGCGTTTCATCTAACAGTATTGTTATTTTCTTTATTATCATTTTGTTTCCATTTTTTACCATAATTCTCATCTCTATTTTTCCATATTATATTATTATCTTTTTTACTAAACCCCACCTTATCAAAATAAGATGAGAGAATATTACTTAATTGTGGTAGTGTTAAGTCGCCACCATTTCTTTTTATGCTATTTTTAGAAGGGTGTTCCACCATTCTATTATAGATTTCTTTAGTAGTTAATTTATCATTACCTACAATATCTATGAGTCGCATAACCACTCTCTTTTTTCCTTTTCTAATCTTCATAAATAATCACCCAAACTAACTTGTTTTCTCTTCTGTATAGGCTTCGTTTTACGAACTCGCTTCTCGCCCAAATTCATTAGGCGACACTCGCCATTATTTAGTTTGCTTTTAGCATACTTAACAAAGTCTTCATCCTTAATTAATTGCTTGAATATTCTTTTATCAGCATTCTTAATACCCAATCTCCTTAACAAAGAAGGTATCTTTGAGTATTGTTTTCTTGTTGGCATATTTAATCTACCATAGAACCTACCATCATATCCATAAGCCAACATTTCATAGAAGTAATCTTGTGACCACCTTCTCCTAACTCTACCATCAACAAATAATAGTTTGTTAGGGTTTGAATTAATACAAAGCCAATTCAATATTTGAGTATCGGATGGCTTATTCACCTTTAATACACGACAAACCTCATCTCTATCACTTTCTTTCAAGAAGTAATTTATCAAACTAAAGGTGTCCATCTGCAAAGAAAAGGGTTCTTCGCTTCTAGGAGCAATCTCTTGAATGCTATTCAATAGATGTTTTTCTGTTCCCGCCCTTTTAATTTGACAAAGACCCTTTACTCCTTTAGGAATATCTTTTTCATTGAGCGAGGTCATTACTAGTTTACCTCTATACCGTCTAATTATATTTAATAAGAGGTCTTTATCACTATTATAATGTATATCTTCAATAATAAGTCCATTTTCAACATTAAGTGAACTTGAGTCTATTTTTATACTGTCGGCAAATAGAACCAAAGCGTCTGGAAGCATCTCTTTTGCCTTTGTTGTCTTTCCTGTTCCTGTCTTTCCTGTTATTATTATTGGTCTATCTCTATTCATATTGGTTATTCCCATTACATTACCCCTTTTATTCTAAATAATTCTTCTAATCCTTCTAATTGTAAGTGCCTTGCTTCGGCTACTATTCTTACTGCTCGTTTAAAGTCACTAAGACTATCGTTAGCATCGGGTAAATTCACCAAAAATTTGTGAACTACCAATGCAATATTCTTTATTCCCGATATAATTAATATCGGTGTTGGCCTACTTTTATTCTGTTGAGGTTTAAACTTGGACTCTATACCATATTGAACAAGACTTCTTTGTATTCCTTGTAGGAACTTTGGACTACCTCTAATACTAATTGTTAGTTTAGTTCGATAACCTATTAGAATATCATCATTCTTAGTTAATCCTATGTGTCCTTTAGCCTTAGCAAGAAATATACCTTTCAATATATCGTCACTATACATTGGACTCAACCTCAAAGAATCCAATAAACTCACATTCAACCTGCATATATTCTAGCCCTTCCATAACAAGGTGTTCTATATACTTGGCATGGTCTTTAAAACACCCGCCTAAAACTATATTCATGTTTAAGTTCTCTTGTCTATTAAAGAGCGCAGCCTTTTCCTTATCTTCCTTTGCTTCTATAATTAACATATTCTTTTCAAAGTCCTTAGCAAGAACAATATCACTATTACATGCCAATGCAACATACAGTCCTTTGGTTATAACAAACACATCGGATTCTGTTAATTCACTATAAATAGCATATGAAAAGATTGAGGCTTTACCATACTTATGCACTAAGTCTTTAACTTCTCTTGGACTAAACATATCATCACTCTCATAAGAAGTCTCATCAAACATTTTTCTCATCCAATCGTGCCAATCTTCACTCATTCCAACTTCTCCACATCTTTTTCATCATACTCATTTAAGTTATAATGCCCTTCGCCGTGATAATCAAAATCCATATATTCACAATAGCATTCTTCACCACAAAAGGCTTTTTGTCCTATTGCCGTCATAACAAGATACTTTACTTTTTTACAATCACAAGTAGCACATTTCATTCTAAAGCCTCCACATCTTCTATTGTATTAATATCAGCCACAAACTTATCATGTCGTATTCTTTTACATCTTGGGAATCTTAATCCATAATTGCCCTTTGCATCTTGAGTAATCAAGTCTGCTGATACTTCCAAAACAACTCTCGGTAATAAGTTATATGTTCCTTTATCGTAAGTTTCAACATTCTTCCTCAATTCATTAGTAAGCCAAACTAAGTCTGCATCGCTAAAACCTGTTCCAATAGAGCCTATGGACTTGAAACCACTATCACTCTTAACAGAAATACCAAAAGTTCCAAAAACATTTGCTCTTGAACCTTCACCATATTTAGCAGTAGTAATAGCCACATCTAACTCAATGCGAGGAGGCTTGTATTTAGCCCACCCTACGCTTCTTTTACCTGCCTCATAGGGTAAGGTAGTATCTTTGACAATAATGCCCTCAAAACCATCGTTAATCGCTCTATTATAGAATGCTAGAACATCACCGCCAATTTTCATTCTGTGTGCTTGGTCGGGTAGTCGTAAAAATTTATGGAGTCTATCGCTATAAGATAAGTCCATTATAGTTTCATTACCAATCTTAAGGCAATCAAATATAACCCACTTGACTTTAACCTTCTCTCTTGCTTCTGCATGGTCTTTAGAGTGAACCCTTGTTCCCATTAGTTTATGTTCAGCAGGTGAACCATCATCTTTAATTGGATATATTTCACCATCAAGAATACAATCTACTTCATATTGTCTAACTGTTTCTACAACATCTTGAAACTGCGGAGTCACTATACTACCTTTACGATTAAAGATAATTACATTATTTCCTTCTTTGTGTATTTGGTATCTATTACCATCATACTTATAATCAACAATTTTATTCTTAGGCCACTTGTGCATAGGAACATCTTTTGCTAACATAGGTTTAATGAAACTACCATGTGATAAATCCATAGGAGGTTCTTCATTCATGTTATAATAAGTGCAAAGATTACTAAGACTATTAAAGTTAGAATGATTCTTAACTTCGCTCAGTTTCTTATCGTAGTATTTTGCTAACAACTTCTTTACTGTTCCTGCATCTATCCCATTAGTAGGCGAACCTAACCAATATCTAACAAACCATTTTCTTTCTAGTGCTGACATATTAAGTAATACATCTTTAACTAAGGTAAAAGAAGAATCATTTACAGAACCACATGAGTTTTCTAAGACTCTAATTACAGAATGAATACCTATGTTTCTTTTAGTTTCTGCCCCTGTATCTAATAAGTAGATTGCTTCACCTAACTCATCATCAACAACAAACAAACTTTCTATTTCATCATCAAAACAATCAAACATCTTAGCAAGCCAAGACTTAGCCTTAGCCAAACCTATATTATTACTAGGGTATTCTCTAGCCAATAACTGTATTACTGCGCTTTTGTATGTATCGAACTTATCTAGTTCCGTTGCTATTAATTTTACTTGTTGAGTTGGTGTTTTGTCCTTTGTGGATTCTAACATTCGGCTCATCATTTTCCAATCTATCATCTATAATCATCTCCTTATTTATTTTTATTATTAGTTCTTTTAGTAGGTCGCTAACTTTACCTTCATGCTTTTCAGCATAAGTCCACATAGCATTTGCTAAGTAAGCCCAATCATTCTTCTTCATTACTGCCACCACTATTGATAACTCCCATAATACGGGTGAAGTTAATCATAATGGCATTCATTACTTGAACTTCATCCATCTTACCAAGTTCTACTAATCTATTAGTCATAGAGACTAAGGTTCCTTGAACTAAAGGTGGGGCAATAGTTCCTAATCTTGAATCTGTTTGTATCTCCCAATACATAACAAAAGAAGCCTTT